AATCTTTACGAGTGAGCGCGTTGACCTCTGTTCCTTGCGCTCCAGACACCAAAACTTTGGGAGCCGTTAAGTTGCCGGACATGGTATCGCCAGCTTTAGATACTTGGAGCGCATCACCAGCAGCAATAGCAGAATCAACGTAATCCTTGCGAGTTAACGCGTTGGCCGATGTATTCTGAGCAGATGATACTAATACAGCAGGAGCTGTAAGATTGCCAGTCAGGGTTCCACCAGTTATTGGCAGAGCGTTAACGTCAGCTGCAGTCGGTTTAAAATCTTCGTTATAAATTCTATGTGGACCACTACCGTTCCAGTAGACCGGGCCTATTGATGTCTTTATGCCAATTGCCTTGTACCCTATAACGTTATCTGGCTTGTCAGTAAGCCATGTTTCCTGGTCAGTTACACTGCCGGACTCTTTCTGACTTTTCAGCGTGGCACCCAATACCTCGTCAGTAGTAGCCGGAATGACAATTTTTCTGTTGACTACAGCTGCCGCCCCAATTTCGTTCAGCGACCAGGACACGTTACCGGAGCCATTCACGGACTTGGCAGCGTTGCCAACGGTCAGGGTGCGGGCGGTGCCCCAGTTTGCCGTGGTAATGTTCGCAGTGCCGTCAAAGTTGGTGCCGTTGATGGTCCAGGCGGTCAGAAGCTTGGTTGCTGAAACCGCATTGGCATCGACAGGAAGAGCACCAACGTTAGTTGCAGAAATCGAAATATTCGATGTACCATCGAATGGAACACCAGCAATAAGCCTAGCTGTCTGCAATCTAGAAGCTGTTACGGCATTTCCGTTGACTGGAAGAGCTCCTACTGCTTCTGGAGTTGGGTTATATCCATTATCGTAAACACGATTGCTTCCTCTATAAGTCCCAGTTTCTTTATCAAAATTCGCAAGAACAATGGTTTTTGTATTTCCACTTACTTGGCCATTAACCGCAAAGATAGATGTTCCATATGTAACATCAGTTGCATAGGCGGTGACGGCTGTTTCGATATCGACTCTAACTCTTATTGGGAAAGCACGTGTTTCAACGTAAACAACAAACCCATCTACGGCCTCAGCTGGCCCGTGGATTGAGTGAATTGCTCTTTCTGATCCATCATGAATCGTAAACTGGCCTACGGCATAACTTCCACCGTCACCCAATCCGCCCGCACGAACATTGCCCAGGAATGAACAATTGTTCATTGGATGCGACGCTGAACTAGACAAAGTATCAATGAAGACAAACGAATTGGATGTTCCATATGTTTTAAAAAGAACTGGAATATATCCGGAAGTCGGTGCTCCAGCAGGAAGCGTGATTGTCAAATCTTTCACACCTTTGCCCGAAGCAGTAACGGTTGATTCAACAAAATCTCTACGTGCAACAGAATTAGCTTCAGTGCCTTGCACAGCAGACAAAAGAACTCTTGGAACAGTCAAATTGCCAGACATAGAATCGCCGATTTTTTTGACGTAATCGGAGTGTGTATGACTGTCATTTGTTACTGCCACTGTTAAAGAAACGTTTGCACTACCATCAAACGATACCGAGCCAGTTGCGCCTCCGGTCAAACTGATAGTTCTTGCGGTTTGCAACTTGGATGCAGATACGGCATTTGCGCCGGCAGCTAATGCACCAATTTCCGCTGGAGTAGGTTTATCAGCTTCAGTATAAATCTTTTGGTTTGCTAATTTATTGCCCGCTGAATCGTATGCGTATGTGTACATGCCATAACCGGCACTTCCGTAATCGAAAGTAATACCACGTGAATGCGCGCCGTTGCTTTGTTCTGGGTGAGAAACGTTAATAGTCAATCCACGGAATCCACCCTGCGAATTATGCCTGAAGAATCCAGCATAACCCATTGACAGGTTATGCGGTGTTCCCATATCAGACGATTTGCTCAGCAAGTAACCATTAGTCGCAGTATTGGTGTTCAGTCTGATAAATCTTGCATCAGCCTCGGTCTGATTATAGTATGGATTATCCATAGCAGAGCGTTGGATAAGACCGGTGTCGCTAATCAAAAGTCCACCCGTCTTATTGTATACGGCGGAATCAAAGCGAATCTTGGTGGTAGTCATGCCATCTTGAGCATAACCGAGCACCAAATCAGTTCCACCAGGTGCGCCAATGTACACGTTTTTAGACGAATTTGCGCGAATGAAATGGACACTTCCATACTTTATATCAAAGTTTCCAGTATTAGCGGATACCAACGCTCCTTTCAGAGAAACATCGCCGTTAGATTTAGCGATTTTAAGCCCATCAAATGCCCATGAACCGTTGACGTCAGTCATCGCGACTTTAAAGTCACCGGCAGCATCAGTTCCAACATATGACTGAAGCGTATTTCCCTTTGAAAAACGAATATAAGCAGGACCACTAACACTTGATTTAAGCGCTAATGGGTATTCAGTAGACGTTTCAACGTTCAGCATACCAGTCATAGTATCGCCGGCACGAGATACTACTTGGAGTTCATTTGCACTTGGTTTATCGTTTTCCGAATAAATTCTTGCTCCCTTGTACAGGATAGCATTACCGCTTGGTACCAGTGCAAGATTACCTTGGTGCCAAACAGGTGAACCACCGACAGTGGTTCCAACTTTTAAATCTGCCATATGGGCTCCCTTGTTTAACCAATGATTGGTGATTTCTTGTTATATTTAAAGCACTCGAATTAAAAGCAATCCTGGCTCCAGGTTCAAGCTTGCTTGAACTTATCTTTTTATCCTTTTAGTTATAATATCTATTAAGCCATAAAGGATAAGTTTTGGCGGGGCCAAAACCTGGAGCCAGGATTTTATATTCTATTTAAAGCAAACAAAGGGTCAAGAGGCCCTTATCTTTCGTTAAAATCGTTTGAAGTAATGACATTATTCGGTTTCAGATTCAAAAGCTGTAATACAGGATTTGTGTAATTGCCGACATTGCTTATGCTATTAGCTCTAATACCATTCACACCAATTGCTGCATCAACTACTTTATCATCATCGTCCCTTGTAACCCGTGTTATAGTGACATTTCGCACACCTGCTGTTCCAGCACTGACGTTTGACGGATATCGGTATGCTGCAGAAGCAAAAATCGTCGCCCCTGAGCTTTGCGTTGGCAGTTTGAAATAACCTTCAAATTTTGTCCACACACCTGGGGTCGGTGTGGGTGTTCCTAGCCATATACTGGTTTTCCATATGCCTGAAGAGTCTTGAGTCCATACATAAAAAAGACATCTTCCACCGGCGGTAACTAGTGTCTGGTCGCTGTGCAGCTCGCATTGGATATGATATATTGATTCCCATTGTGTTGTTATATTTTCAGTCAAATAACGCTTAAATTCGTATTGTTTCCCCACTGAGAAATATTCATTTATGTCATCGGCATTTCTTGATGGTAAACCGCAAGCTCCAATATCGACAACGTCGTCAAAAACAACTTGCAAATAGGCATTTGTGTTTTCTGCGAAACTATTAGGATTATTCCCAACAAAATTCTCATAACAAAAACGCTTTAATGTTGTATTGAAAATCGCGACATATGAACTTCTATGTGCTCTCGGGGTAAAAAGAGCATCGGACTGTCGATTCAGATAACTAGAACCAGGCCACGACACAGCTCCATACTGTTTCATGAATGTGTCAAAATCCGTTGATGATCTGATAGCATCGTACGAAACTAATACTACTATATTGTCAGACGGTGCAGACATTAGATATGTTCTTAGAGTGTCAAGATGCTCGGGTCTACCATATATGTCAAACGTCGCAAAATTAGATGCTACTCCGGTTGGAGAAATAGTGATAGCGTTCAAACCCCTCCCATACGAAGGCAAAACCGAAACACCATTGATTTTGACATACGGCACTGTGACACTGGAGTCATTATTGACTCCAAGCGCCTGTATCATGTACTTTATTGCGTTATTTTCACCTAAGTGATTTGATTCAACGTAAGATGGCCCAAGATGGGCCATAAATTGTTCTGCCATAACGATTCCTTATTCTTCCCAGATAAACTCAACTGTCTTGGTCAAGTTGTTGGCGACGATTTTCACATTACCAATTTTGATCCAATCTCTAATCGTTATATTATTGGAAGATGAACCTGTGATATCAACTGCGCCTACATCTTGAGCGGTAGGTTTGTTACCCTTGTGATAAATCTCGTACTCAAAATTCCCGATTTTTACAATTGGGTTTTTGTTTGTATCAAGACAAACTCTACCATTCGTTGTATCGGTATTTCCGAATACAAAATCGTTACCACGAGAAGTGATATATCGATTGGAGTTTTTGAACTGCAGATATTTGACGTTATCGCCGGCATTTGACAGAAGCATTGCTCCAGTCATGGTCGACGTACCATCTCTGCGCAAATAAGTTGGATTCAGTTTAGTTTGAGCATTCGATGTATTAATGACTGGAGAACCATTAATAGTGAACGCATCATCAGAGCTTGTCAATACAGCCATTGTCGAACTAGCATTGCCAACCGTGAATCCACCTGCAACGGATTGCGCAAATTGATTCACTGCTAATTCGGTTCCACCCAGATAAATTCTCGCGCCTGTATTTTCCATAACAAGGAAACCGGCAGTTGATTTTATATGCTGTGCAATTCGTACATCACCGTCTCTATTAACTTTCAACTTACTAGAGAAAGTTGAACCAACTTTAGTTGCAATAGCGATTTCACTGCCAGAAACTTCAGAACCACCAACACCACCGGCAATAAATGCCCAATCGTTTATTGCAGCATCGCTTCCAGCCAGTATGGTGATACCATTAGCTCCACCAGCTCTAGTTTTACCTATTTGAACAGAGTTTGTCGACGTATTATCGATAATCACTCTTGAGCTAGTTGTTGTGGCATTAGTAATATCTGCAGCTACCATTGCAGCAGTAAAAGTCATTCCACCTGTTACGGTTTGTGAAACTGTTCGACGAACCCAATCATTAGCAACAACACCACCCAAAGACAGCGCGTTTTGTGCTGTAGCATTCAGCGGCAGGTAGTTTTGCAACGCATAGTTCAATCCGCGAGGGCTAACAGCCAAACCGTCGTTTTCGTAGCTTGTATATGCTTGAGTGGATCCGACATTATTGTTTCCAACGAAAGTTGACTCTACTGTTGCTGTTTTAACAAACCCACGACGTGTTTCATTTCCTGACCAAGTTGGTTCAGTTTGCGTCATATACTTGAGGTCTTCTGGGCTAACGGCCAAATTAATAGCTGTTCCAGTTCTAACTTCAGCTGTTGTCGCAACCCGGATAATACCATCCAGAGTTCTTGTCGCTTTTCTTCCATCGAGTTTCTTTGGAGTTACGATGGTATCGTCTGAACTAGATCCATTCGCCTCAAGCTGGGTTGAAACACGCAATGTCCCACGTTGAGCTTCTGTCGCAAGACTTATGCCAACCGAAACAGTGCTCCAAATGGTTCCAGATTGGGTCAAACCATCAGCCGTGTTTACCGAAATTCTCGCAGTATTGTCGAAGCGACTCTTCAATTTCAACGGAGTGACGATAGTTAAATCGTTTGTCGCAGTATCTATTTCAGATGTCGTGGCAATACGGGCAATACCAGTGCGAGTTTCTGTTGAAGTGCGGTCATTCAACTTTTTGGGAGTAATAGCACGAGTATCATCAGTTCCAGTGTTTGTTTCGGTCTGGGTTGCAATCTCAATCAAACCATGGTTTGATTCGGTCGCTCGCCGAGCACCCAATCTTTCGGCTGTTACAAACAACGGCCCAAGTGGATCAGATGATCCCCCGTCGACTTCCGCCTGTGTGGCAATATAACCTATACCCTTAGCTGTTTCGGTAGCCTTGAATTCATCCAGGGTTAACGGTGTGACAGCTTTCGACTGATCGGCTTTGTTATACACGCCAGTCCCAGCAGCCGAGCGAGTTGTACCAGCTGTTCCATTTTTAGAAACCACGGCTAAGATACCAGTCAGAGTTTCTGACGCAATACGATTATGCAACTTTTTGGGAGTCACAATTGTTATGTCGTCAGTTGATCCGTTTGTTTCGGCCTGAGTAGCAATTTCCGCCAAACCGCGACGAGTTTCAGTAGCTGTTCTTTCATTCAACTTTTTCGGAGTGACAATAATGTCATCCAAATAAGTTGAAGTGCTTAACTGATTAACTTCAGCGGTTGTTGCCAAACGAGCAATGCCACGACGAGTTTCAGTAGCAGTTTTATTAGCTAATGTTTTCGGTGTGACAATAGTTTCATCGTTTGGGTTATCCTCATGATTTTTGTTTACTTCTGCTTGGTCTGCAAGAGCAGCCACACCCAGACGATCACGGCGAGTTGCATCAACACGTTCAACTTTTGGTTGAACATTTCCGATCATCCACCCGTATTGTGAAGAAGTAACACCCACCAGGGACGGGTCTAACTGCGCGTACATTAGTTCGACATATGGAACGTAATCTGTGTCAGCACTTATAAAAATAGATGAAACCAATTCCCACCCGTTTGTCATCGGATATTCCGAACGACGCTGGAACTGCATTTGAGCTTTCGAACCAACAATCAACTCATTTGAACCTGGACTTACTCTGATTGTGCAAGTTTGACCTTTTCTCAGATAATCCATGGTGATTTGAACACGGTCACCTATGGCCACTTCCTTTGGAAGAGTCAGCACGGTGGTCTGACTTGGCAAATTACTGTTGCCAGTCACCAGAATGTGTTCAAACGGCAGCATTGATGTGTCAGTTTTGGTAACACGAATACGTGTCCTTTGGTCTCCATCCCATACTTTCCAAGTCAAAGAAGGAAAATCGAATACGAATGAGCCGTAACCAGATGTGCGCGACTCGATTTTTGTAACACCAGTTTCATTAATACTGTGACCTGAACCTGGATAAATCTCAAGAGTCGAGTGGTTAATCGAGTTCATCCCATCAATATCATGGGTTGTAATTACATCGCCGTGTCTGGCATGTTTTGGCAGAACAAGACGAATTGTTCCTGCAGCAGTACGTCTCCAGGTAACCATCCCTGACTGCAACTGGAATCCTTGAATAGATGGTTCAACGAAATAACTATTCGTCGATGTAGCAGTTACATCTACCTGCCATCTGTTTCCGGCTGCTTTATAGACGAACATGTACTGACAGAACGGGACAGTTGCACGGAAGCGAGCGCCGACGCTGGCTGCCTTATATTCGATGACTGCTGTTCCTGTAGATACAAATTCCAGATCGTTAACACCTGGTTGACCGCCTACGTCCTTTATTACCAAAGTATCGCCATCGACTGGTGATGTTGGCAAGTTGAAAACTAGATTGTTGAATCTGTTGTCAGCAGTGATATATTGGCCAGAACTCAGCTGAAGCGCGGGTTCAGTCGAGTTAATGAACTGCCATGTTGGGTCAACACGGAGACCAGTCCATTTTGTGACGTCGAAAGCTCCTGCCGGGGAAGCAATATTTGCTTTCGCATAATAAATTCGACGCTCGTAAATTACAGCATGTTTTGCATCATACCCGCGGGTGCTGTCATATTCGTAAATTGTGTTATATTTGTGGAAAAATCCAACGCTAACGCCATCGGACAAAATTGTCTTATCGGCCATTGCAACGTTGATCAGTTTTTCGCCAGCTGCATCAAGGCCGCTTGTGGCGCGAAAGGCTTGTCCTAACATTTTTGAAGCTCTCCTGTTACTAACTTAGTTATTTATGTTAGTATGTCTAGGTGTTCAATAAGAGAAATTGATATGAACTTAAATGATTTCATGGGTGAAACCACAAAGGATGATGTCAATATTATTGACGCATCTCAATTAATTATCGCGACAATAATGGCTAACTTTACTCCTGAAGATGTAAATGAGCGAATGCTCAGACATTTAATTCTGGATACAGTTCGAAACAACGTCAAAAAGTTCAAAAACGAATATCCTGAAACTATTATCGCATTTGACGATTCTGCCAATGGTTATTGGAGACGTGACATTGCTTGGTATTACAAATTAAACCGAAAGGCTAATAAAGAAGAATCTCCATGGGATTGGGAACTTCTCTTTAGTATTATCAATAAAGTGGTCAGCGAAATGCTTAATATCTACCCAGGTGTTAAGATGATCAAACTTGATAAAACCGAGGCTGACGATATTATTGCAGTTTTGGTCAAAAAGTTCACTGAAGAAGGTCGATGTGTTATGATTTCTTCTTCTGACTCTGACTTTACTCAATTGCACAAATACAAGGGTGTCAAGCAATATTCACCTGCTCAGAAGAAAGCAGTAAAGCCAAAATATGGTAGTCCAAAGCATGACCTGTTTGTTAAACTGATTAAGGGCGACGCTAAAGATGGTGTTTCGGGAATAAAAGTTCGTGATACATTTGTCCTTGATCGTGTCGAAGGTGAACGTGCTCCACCTTGTTCTACCAAATGGATTAATTCAATTGTTGAATCCGAAGACCCTCGAGCTGCATTGGAAAATGAAGAATGGCAAAAGCGCTGGGATATGAATGTTCGGCTGCTTGATTTGGATAAAATTCCAGCACATGTTTCGGATCGAATCATTCAAGCTTATAATTCTGCAGTAGTCAATCCTCGTGGTAAATTGTACAGCTATTTTGTTAAAAATGGCTTGGTTAAACTTCTCGATAAAGTAAATCAATTCTAAGGAAATAACATGAAAGAACAGAAGAAAAAGAAAGAAAAAGTCGAATTCAACCCGGCTGTTCATGGTGAACGTCTTCAAGAAATTATTACCGAAGCATCAAATTTGCGCACCATGCAAGAATCTTACGCCGAAAAGGTAAAAGAGCAGCGCAATATTGCCATTACTGAATGCGGTGTTGACGGCAAACTGTTCAATCAGCTGTTCCGGATTTACCACAAGCAGGAACGCGAGCAGTTTGAAGATGCTGCAGATGAAGTTACTTCAGTGTATGACCAAACCTTTAAAGGCAAATGATGTCAAATCCGAACAATCTGAATGATAAAACCGCAAACGGGATAGAGATAGAAAATCTGGTTAAAACTGGATTGACATATTTGGAAGCGTGTGTTCAGTGGTTGGAAGAAAATTCTTTAGAAATTAACTCGTGCCACAAATATATCCCGCGAGCAGTAATTGACAAACTGTCGAAAGAATGTGTCGATTCCGATATGCTCAGACCTTCCATTGCAAAATCGATGACACGAAATAGTTTGGACTTTTTGATGTGAGATTTATATGATCGCTCTTCGATATCCGCCTAGACCTGATAGATTTATTAGTGCAAAGGGCGCATTTATGCTTTATTTGATGATGAAACAACATATGGCTGGAAAATATGACATAATCAAATATAGTTGGAATATGAAAGTTACTGATGCTGCGTTTAATAAACGCAGAGATAAGTACTTCTTTGATAAT